ACCCATGCATGGTGTTCAACGTTACATCCATTTGATGAACAACCAAGTGCGTTAATCATACTGAAGGTATAGTTTTCACAGTTTGCGGGTGAAACATGCCAAACATTATTTGGATTAAGTTCACCTGCACTACTGGGTCTGTATCTATTGTCTGATGCCTGTGCAGATCCTTTAAAGAACTGCATCCCAGGAATTTGTGTACCACCGATGTTACTATGGTTAGCAAGAGAGATGTAATTATTAAACATTTGATACATGTTTCCACCTCTAGAAGTGAAAACACCAGTAATATATCCTACGTCAGTTGATGTATCGAAAGGTGTGCCAGATGTAGCAAATCCTTGCATAATCAATATATCATCTGCATTCCAACCTCTGTAATGATTTGACTTGAAGTCAGATCCCATTGCATTTCTTGCATTTCCAGTAGTTGATGTAGTTGTCCAGTTACCATACCAGTGATCCGAACCACCTGTATAACTACCATGTGATGTATTATCTGTGATAGATGCAACCATGACCCAATACTTTCCATTAGGGTCTTTATATGCGTAAACCTCTTCTGTATTGGTGTTATCAAATCTTACATACCAATAACCAGATCCAGGGTCATTACTTGATAGGTTTGCCATTGATGTGAATGGTGCATTAGATGTACCATTCTCTCCGTAATATTGAATCCAAGTACTACCACTCCACACTTCTACAGCACTTAGAGATGTATTCCATCGCATATAACCTGGGTTTGGACTACTTGGTCTTTGCCCAGTTGTACCTGTAGGTAGACGCAAAGCACCAGTTCCATCGTGATAAACATTACCGTTTATCTGCAATGTATGTCCTGCAGGAATTGATGTTTGATTTAGTGTTGCGGGTATGCCACCGATGCTACCAACAGTTAATCTGCTCATTCTATTAAGCGTTTACTTCTATTTATTGACCTGGGGTTGGATACTCCTCTACCCATGCAGTAACAATGTACTTATCTTTATTTAGGGGCGGATTACCTCGGTGTGTCCATGCCCAGTCACAAGGGAAGATAACAAACTTACCTGCCTTAGGTTTTACTCTAAAATGTTGATATAAAAATTCTGTTTCACCACCTTCAAATCCATCATTTAGATAGATCATGGTTGCTAACTTACGATATGGTGCAGAAGGTGTTGACTCATAATGCCAAGCGTGATAACCCTGTCCTGGCTCTGTCTTTTGGAGTTTTGCCATGGTGTGTTGAAACCTACGTCCAACCAGAATATCATACTTTAACACATACTCTCTTAGTGCTTGTTCAGTGAGATAATTCCAACGTTGAAATATTGACCTTGACAAATTATCATGAAAGTATTCTACTGGTAATTCATGCATAAAGATTTGAGAATCAGCAGCACCTTTCTCTGCGTGTCTCTTGATTGTCAAACCATTCTGTGATATGAAATTATAATAATCCAGTATTGGTTGACAATCTAGATTAGTTTCAAACTCACTGATAAAATTATCGTTGTGTGTTGTATTAGTGATTACTGGTTCGCCTCCATACTGAGAAGCGAAAGGACTCATTACCATTTATTAATCGGGCAGTGGAATACAGGAAAGCGTGCTTTAACTGCAAGCACACAATTACATTTAGTACAGATCCCAATAGGGGATTTATACTGACAGTCATTGCATATTCTAATCCGATTTTGATATAATGTCAAGTCAGGTACATCACCATCTTCAACGATTAACTTACCCTGACCAAACCCCATTATTAAAGACTTCTAATTTATTTGAACCCGTATTAAATCTCAACTGCCCGTTTACATATCCTCTGTTGGGTGATTTATCAACTAATAAATTATCAAACTGTTGAGTTGTACCATAGGGTAGTGGTAATGCACTCTGCGATCCTGTAATTCTTAACTCTGCTCCACCCTTGAATGCAAAATCACTGTCATGATCTAACGTAACAGTAAAATTGGGGGATAATCCTTGTAATTGTGCAACTCTTACCTTCATCGTACACTCCAAGCACCACCAGACTCCACAGTAACTGTGAAACCAGAGTTAATTGTGATAGGACCTGCACTCATTCCGTTAGCAAACTCACTTCCTGCACTTGGTCCGACTGAAATGTTTTCTGCAATGGTGTTTGCGTTAGTTCTAATAATACTATCAGTTCCTAAACTTGGTCCACCACCTGCAACTGGTGCCCATCCTGCACTACCTGTACCATCATCTGCTTTGTAGATCTCTGCAGAGTCAAGATCACTATTGAATCTCAGTGTACCAACTGAAACACCAGTAGGTCTTTGTGCTTGAGTACCTGCGGGTAACCTAAACACTGAGTTAGTGTTTAAGAAACTTAAAGTTGTAATAATTGCTTCTGTACTAGTGGCAATCTGATTACCACTAACTCTTGAAATTGCCATGGGATTAGATAGGTAGTTCTAAAATGTGAACAGTGTCTGATGCAAGTGGAGCATCACCAGATGAGAATACAACGTTAGCACCGTTCGCATCAACTGTATAATTCGTTCCTGCAATCTGTGCTACACCATTAAGGAATACTAAAAGTGAATCATCAGAGTGTTTGATACCTCCACTATATGTAGTTACAGCGAACGTTAGAGTAGTACCGTCTCCTGTATATGTTTTAGTGATATACTTGTCAGCACCAACACCACCTCGTCCAGTAACAACTAAGTCGCCATCAACTTTTGCGTTACCGAGGATGCCCACTCGGAATCCAGATACCGCAGCAGTACCAATACCAATATGTTCAGTGTTATTAAAAGTATCAATATTGATCTCACCAGTATTTGTGAGACCAAACTCTGACCACACTCCATTGTAATAAATCCAACCAAGAGATTTCCCAGGTGTCCAGTTAATATTATAAACAAGGTCACCGTCAGCAGGTGTATCGTAGTTGGTGATATTACTAAAATCTGGTTGTCCATTCGCTAATGCAGGTGCTAGTAAGGTTTGCTTAATAACTGTACCATCTTGGTTATAGTAAGAAATCTTTCTTGCTTGAATGTTATTAGTAAAGGTTGATAGACCTTGGAATGTAACAGGACCTGCGAAGATAGATTCTAACTGGTTAGATGCACCACCAAGTACAGTGAGTTTATCGGTAAGAACCAACTCAGAGAATGTCTGAATTGTAGTGTTTTCTTCACCAACAACGTTCAACTGAGCGATGTCTTCGTTTGTAATCTGACCTGTAACAGGGTTAATAACTTGGTTACCAATGAATAGGTCACCGTTAGAGTTAAGTCCAGAGTAGAATGAAACTCCTCCTTCTTCTTTGATAGACTGAGAGAATCTAATCTGTTCTTGAGTTAGAGTTTCTACCTGTGTTTGAGGGAACGCTGTACTATAGTTTCCAGGTCCGAAACCAAGGTACTCAAAGGTGTGATTACCTGATCTGAGGATGGAGTGACGTCTGAATTCGACATTGATCGGAGCAACAGTTCCATCGTTGTTCTCTCTGATTTTGATCTTTCTGACTTCTTCATCGCCAGCCCGTGCAGTAAGTTGCACATTAGAGAGTTTCTCGTTGTTAGAGTCATAGTTAGGTGTAGTACCAGGTTGAGTCCAACCTGTATCAGTTAATAAGAATTGAATTGCTTCCTTAGTAATTGATCTCTTGGGATCCTTTGCAGGAGTTGGGTTTGCACCATCAGTAGCATTAACAAGACCAATGGTAACGTTATCAGCAACTGAGATTGCAGCAAGGGGATCAGCAAGAGGATTGTCTCTATCGAATGTAGGATATACTTCGTTGACGTTTTGTGAGAACTTCCTGTCGTCAAAGTTTGAAGTTGTAGGTGCAATAGAACCGCATAACAATGTTATGTAATAGATACCGTCATTCACACCTCTTTCAAATGGTTGTACGATTTCAATATCATAAATGTAGAAACATCTTTGAAGATTATAAGTCGTGGTATCACTGTTCAATGGTTGCATAACGTAACCAGAGAGGGGATCTCTAGGTAGAGGATTAGACTTATCCTTATCAATGACGTATCTTACACGATAGGTTCTATCCTGCAAGTCACGAGGGTCAGGGATTCTCTTAAGGAATGTGCTAGGTGTAAAGTTTACGTTATTATATTGTGTGTTTGTAGATATTGTTTGATAGATGTCAGAGTTTGAACTTACAGATAGATACCAACCACCAACTTGTCCTGCTACTCCACCAATGGTGTAAGTTGCACTATCATATTGAATTGGAGATCCTGGGGCACCTGCTGCCAAACCAGATACACTAGGTCCGTAAGGTGAAATGCTTGCTGATTGAACAGTTGCAGTTGTAGCACCAGTTGCAACTAAGAGACAGTTGATCTTGTCGGCAACTGCACTAGCACCTGTGCCATCTTGACGTGCACCAACGGTGAAACCCTGCACTCTAGTTGTAGGAGGTGACGCTTCAGTCGTATATCCATACAGATAGAGTCTAGTTCCAGGGGTACCACCTTGACCTGCAAGCGATGCATTAACGACCTTAGTCCTTTGAATATCGATGTTAACCCAGTTAACAGAAGTTTCTTCGCCAAAGATTATATTTCCTGAGGAGATGTTTCCAGTAAGAGTGCCACTAAGTGTAATAGCACCAGTGTTAGTATTAACCGTTCCAACAGTTGTACCTGCAGGAATATTAGGTCCTGATACGGTCATACCTTGGATAATACCAAGAGCATCACCAACTTTTGCTGTAGTTAAGGTAATGGTATTAGTACCAGTAGAACCATTAGCAAGAGTAGAGATAACGTTGAGTGCTTTCGGTGGAATGATGTGAGTCAGTGCACCTGCTTTATCTTTTGAGAATGCTTTTGCTTTGAAACCTGCTGATCTTAAAGCAGTGTTACCAAAGTTAGAGTTAGAGTTGGTGATTGACATGTCACCACCGCTTAGTGCAGTGAAGTGTCCTTGAT